CGATACTCCTGGACCGGCACAAAAATGAGTTTGACATGGCCTTTTATCTCCGGGGGGGCACCCACTCTGGAGTCATTGAGACGTCCGAGGACCTGACAAAGTCCAGGCTTGACAGACTCATGAGGACCTTTGAGGCAGCGTTTACTGGCAAGCGTAACTGGTTTAGGCAGATGTTTTTGCCCAAGGGTGCCAAGTGGGTCAATGCCGGTATGACTCATGCTGAGATGCAAAGCCTTGAGACCCTCAAGGAAAACCGTTTAACGTTGCTGGCTGGACTGGGCATACCTCCCAGCCAGGTTGGCATTGTCCAGGACGTCAACCGCTCAACTGCTGAAGTCCAGGAGCAAATATTTTGGAATAACACAATTGGCCCTCTGGCCTTTTTTATTGCAGCCGGCTGGAATAACTCCCATTTGCTCAAAAAGGTTTTTGGTGGAGAGGTTGAGGTCAGGCCGGATTTTACTGGTACTCCAATGGAGGACAGCCTCACAAACAAAGGAGAGCAAGCCCAGAGTGTGGACAAGTACCTGGTTGTCAATGAGCTCAGGACTGACATATTGGGTTATCCTCCGCTCAAGCCAACGGACCCGAGGGGCAATATGTTTGTGGCTGAAATAAAGCCAACCATGGCCAACCCGTTTGGAGCTCCGGCCGCTGCCCCTGACCCCGATGACCTGGGGCCTGAGGATGAGGAGGAGGGGCTCATAACTGTGGAGGTTGCCAAGGGAGACCGTGACCATGGGCACACAGCTGACATTGACCCGGAGACCCTGGACGGTCAGACCGTCACAACCTCCGACGGTGAGGAGCATGTACACAATGTTGAGAGCGGCCAAGTCCTTGAGGCCAATGACCATACCCACCCTGACGTCAAACTCCCTGGTGAGGATGAGGACAAGGTAATTGGAGCGGCCAGGCTCAAGGCTCAGGTCACTCAAAGCCAGGAGAGGCTGGAGCGTATCCAGGGCAGAAAATACAAGGAGGCCCTGGACCAATACATTGAGCTCATGCTGGCTCAGGCCCGGCAAGCTGTCCGTGAGGAGAGAGACTTGAGGGCTCATCTGTTGGTACTCCAGGAGGAGCGGCAATCTCTTTATGCATCAACGGCCATGCCAATACTTGGGGACACCATGGAGCGGGGGTTTGCCATGGGCAACTCCTCGGTCAAGTCAATCTCTGAGGCAGAGTACAGGCATTTTAATAAAATATTTACATGGACCGGCAAACAGTCCACCAGGTTTGACCAGCAGGACGAGGAGGCCATTGAGGTCATACGTGAGCGGACACGTGAGGGCAAGCGGAGGCTCCTGGCAGAGCGGAACCTGACAACCTTTTTAGGCTTTGACGAGACCAAAACAGACCAGATTTTGCAGGTTGTCGAGGACGGCCACAAGGAGGGCAAAACGCTTGAGCAAATTGCCAACACCCTCAGGACTGACGATAAGTTTGGTGAGAATTATGGGGACCAGGCTTTTACCATTACCAGGACGGAGACGTTACACGCTGTCAGCCAGGGAGTGGTCTGGAACCATGAGGCTCTCAAGGAGGTTTTTACCGAGGTCAAAAAGCAATGGTTCCATGTTGGGGACTCGGCAACCAATCCCGAGGCCAGGACTATACACGCCAGCTTTGAAAACGCTGGGGAGAGTGGGGTTGTACCCAGTGACCATGTCTGGAGCAACCCGGAGACTGGTGGCCAGCTGAGGTACCCCAGGGACTTTAAAGGTGGAGCGGCTGACGTCATTAACTGCCGTTGCTCCATGGTGTCCGTGGTCCCACCCACAGCCACCAGCCGAGCCTCAGCAATCATTGAGTCAAGTTGAATACAATTGTATGACAAAATGTATACATACAAGCATATCAAGGAGTTAAACAATGAGGCGCAAACTTATAATTACTGGCCGGCCTGAGGACGTTGAGAGATACCGCAAACTGAGAGGGGTTGGACGGGACGGCATTGACCCGGCCACTGGTGCCCAGGTTGTGTATGGTGGCCGCAAAAGGTTTGGGGTACCCAAGGGGGCTGAGGTCAACCCCAACTTTTTAAATCCTGAGTACCGGCTGTTGGGTGGGACCATTACCAGCGTCAAGGCAGCCGGCCGCAAAACTGCTGGGGACAACCCGGACAACTCAATGAACTATGACGCTGAGGACAAGCTCATAATTGCCGGCATTGCCAATGCCAAAATTGTTGACCGTATGGACGAGGTCCTTGACCCGGTTGGCCTGGACGCTGTCCACTATTTAAAAAACCCAATCATGCTGGTTGACCACTTTTATGCCTCGGACTATGCCGTTGGCAGGCTCACTAAAATCAGCCCAGAGGACAACGGTGTGCATTTTGAGGCTGTCCTGGGTGACCCCAAAGCAGCTCCACTGACAAACCGGCAAAAGGATACCAGGAGCCTTGTGGCTCAACGCATACTCCAGACTGTGAGCGTTGGGTTTATACCCAAAAAAATACAGGCTCCGGTATTCAATGACGAGGGAGCTTTGCTTGAGCCAGCCATTATAAAAGAGTGGGAGTTGCTTGAGCTCTCCATTGTCACCGTGCCGGCCAACCCTGACTCAACGTTTGAGGCCAGGGAGTTATTGTTAAACCAAAACCCTGCCAAAACCATTAAAGGATTGACACACAGGTCAAACCAAGCCAAAAATAAATTAACACTCACAGTAGGTGGCAAGCGCCTTGACGTATTGGCCAAACAACTTGAGATCGAATATGAGAAGGAGGAGGACCTCTGGACCTGGTTTTTTGGCGGGGTCAAGTGGACTCAGAAGGAGGTTGATGCCACAACCGTCCAGACTCTCATATTTGATAAAGATGACTTCACGGTTGAGGAGGCTGTTGAGTGGGCCAAGGAGCATGAGTTTAAAGCTGACAAGGTGGACGATACCCCTGAGGATTCGATTAGGCTCAGGCAACGTGCGCCAGAGGACTTTGAGGACGATAGCTTTAGGACCATTGAAATTGATACTGGGATTAAGGCTGTCATTGGCACATTAAAATCCGATGACGATGAGGACGACGACATGGACAAGGAAACTGCTAAAGAGATTTCTGAAAGCCTAAAGGAGCTCGTCACCCTGTCCCGTGACACCAATGGCAAAATGGCCAGGTCTATTGACCTGACTGAAAAGGTCCTTGGCAAGGTTGAGGGCAAGGCTGAGACTGAGGACGATGAGGAGGAGGAGGACGAGGAGGACGAGGACGGCAAAAAGCTCAAGGACGTTGTCAAGGAGTTGAAAGCCACTGTCAAGGAGCAGGGTGAGAAAATCGGCAAAATTGCCGAAGTGGTTGAGGGCATGTACAAACAGCTCAATCCCGAGGACTGATAACCGGAGTCAAGTCAGGCATGGGTGCCGGACTTTAACACTCATATTTGTTTAACATACTTTGTTTGGGAGTGAGTAAATGGACAACTTTGGCAAAATCTATGACTGTTTTAAGTCAAAGCAGGCACCCGCCGTGATTGGCAAGCCTGTTTACCAAAAGGATATGGAGCATGTCAAAATGCTCGGTATCAACAATATGGCTGACCTGGTGGGCAAGCGCCTTGACGACAATGACCAAACAGCGGTCAGTGTCCCGGTCAACTTTGGCTCCAAAGCCTCCACAGGTATATTGCCGGATGACACACGGCTCAGGCTCCTCCAGTTTAAAAAGTTGATTTCCAACGTGGAGATCCAAGCCCAGTACAAGTACAAAACCCGTTGGCCAAGCAAGGAGCAACTCAAAGGAGTGCCTCTGTACAAGTCTCTCCAGGCAGCTTGCAAGGCTTTTGACGTCACGGACTTTGACGTTTGGATTGACCAGGCACAGGCCAGGTTCTTTTTTGAGGAGTTTGAAATTTCCCTCCTCCTTGCCGATGCCTTTGACCAGCTCCCCATGGACTCATCGGCCGTCAGGGTACCAGGTGCCCTGGGTCTCCTGTATGGTGAGCTCGAAACTGATGACGCGGTATTTACTGCCCAAGCAAATACCAAAGCCAGTTTTCTGGTTGAGTCACAAAACAACGTTGTCCACACCGTTGTTACCCAGGACTTGCTCCAGGACTCAAGCCCACCCATCATTGACAAATTGAGAAAAGAAG